AAAACTTGAGCGAATCGTTGGTGCTAGCTTTAAGTACGTGTATTTGGGACCCAAAGGAAAAAACAAAGAACGTAAGGCTTGATGACGGAACGAGCGATATAGACTCACTAGATAGCTTTGAATATACAATCGAGCGTTTCGCAAAGAGATTGATAGATTATTAGGAGGCAGTATATGTTTCACAAGATAATAGAGTGGATTAGAAAGGTTTTTAAAGAGCGTGCAGCACAAGGAGAGGTACTTAGTACAATTGTCCTAGATGACAAGACAATCGATTACATAGAGTTGTGGTCTGCGATGTACGAAGACAAAGCACCATGGACTAAAGATGATGTGACGAGCACGGGCATTCCCTCTGCAGTGTCATCGGAGCTGGCAAGACTCGTTACGCTTGAGATGGAATCGGAGATTATCGGAAGCAAACGAGCTGATTTTTTAAACGCAGCATACCGAAAGGTTTTATCAGAACTAAGAATTCAGACGGAGTATGCATGTGCACTTGGAGGAATCATACTTAAGCCTTATGTACAGGGTGATACAATATCCGTTGAGTTTATCCAGGCAGATAGATTTGTTCCTACAGGATTTAATAGCTCTGGACAGATAACCTCTTGTCAGTTTGTTGAGCAGGTGGTTCGTAACGGAAAGATATACACTAGAGTCGAATCACACGATTTTGATGGAAAGTATTGCGTTATTCAAAACAGAGCTTATGAGAGTAAGCAAAAGGGCGTGCTTGGTCATCAGATAAATTTGACTGATGTTCCGGAATGGGAGAATCTTGAAGAGCACACGACAATTAAAAATGTGCCGGGCGTATTATTTTCATACTTCAAAATTCCACAGGCAAATAACAAGAATAGACAAAGTCCATTCGGAGTGTCTGTATATTCAAAAGCCGCTGAACTTATTAAGCAGGCAGATGAGCAATGGGCACGTATCATGTGGGAGTTTAAGGGTACAGAGCTAGCCGTAGATATGTCCGAGTCGCTGTTCAGAAAGGACAGTAACGGAAATACTATTTTGCCATCTGGCAAGGGGCGACTATTCCGTCAGTACAGCATAGATGCGGGTATATCTGAAAAACCTTTTTATCAAATTTTCAGTCCTGAAATAAGGGACTCAAGTTTGTTTAACGGCTTTAATCAAATATTAAGGCGTATTGAGTTTGCGTGTGGTCTTGCGTATGGGACATTATCCGATGTCCAGGACGAGGACCGAACGGCTACAGAGGTTTTGTTTAGCAAACAGAGATCATATTCTTTCGTATCACAAATTCAGGAGTCGCTACAGAACGCACTAGAGGATTTAATTAAGGCTATGGATGTATGGACGAGCCTATACAAGCTCGCACCAGCTGGATCATACGATGTATCGTTTAACTTCGATGATAGCCTGATTGTTGATAGCAAAACAGAAAATCAGCTGATGATGCAAGAGGCTACATCCGGACTAATTCGAAAAGAGATCTATTTGATGAGAAGGTATGGCGTCACAGAGGACCAGGCAAAAGAGATGCTGCCTGAAACTGTGATAACGCCTGAGGAAGAGTAATGCTTAGTCCGGAGTACTTGGCGCAGTGCACATCTTATCTGCTAGGGATGATGGACTTGGTTAATGAACAGCTTGTTGCAGACATTGCGAGACGAATTGTTAAGACAGGTACATTGACCGAAAGTGCACAGTTTGAGGCTGAGAAACTAACGCAGCAAAACATACTGTATAAAGATATTGTTAATAGCATATCTAAGGTATCGGGCTTGACGGAAGCGGAAATTGCTAGAGTCTTCGAAGAGGCTAATTTTGAGAATATGGAAAGCGAGAACCTCAGAGCTGCAATAGCAGGAAAGACGCCTATAGATCATGCGTCAAATGTTGCAATGGGTAACTTGCTATCATCTCATATAAGAAAGACTAAAGGAGTGGTTAAGAATCTTACAAGGACCACTGCTAGTCAAGGACAAAACGCCTTTATTAACGCCGTTAATCTTGCTAATATGCAGGTAAGTTCGGGTGCTTTTACTTATGATTTTGCTATTAAAAATGCAATCAAACAGGTTGCTAAATCAGGACTTACTGTACAATACCCTACAGGGCACACCGACAAGCTTGATGTTGCAGTACGCAGGGCAGTGCTCACCGGAGTAAATCAATCTTCTGCCGAACTCAACATGTTATACTGCGACGAAATAGGTACGGATTTAGTAGAAGTTACCGCACATTCTGGAGCGAGACCGTCACATGCGGATTGGCAAGGTGGGGTATACAGTCTTAGTGGGAAAAGTAAAGGGTATGGTTCTTTTTATGATATTACGGGCTATGGTACGGGCGAAGGACTTTGTGGGTGGAACTGCAGACACAGTTTTTACGCCTATTACGAAGGGACTGAGAGAACATACTCGAAGGAATACCTAGATAGTTTGGATAGCAAAACCTATGAATATGGTGGCGAGACATATACCAATTACGAAGCAGGACAGAAGCAGAGATCATACGAAAGAGCAATTCGAGCAGAAAAGAGGTATCTAGCTGGCTTAAATTCTGCTTACAACGAAGCAAAAGATGATACCTTAATACAGAGTCTAAAATACGAGATGGAGAGCTCTGCGGTTAATTTAAAGCGCAAAGAAGCGGAGCTGAAACATTTCTGCAAGGCTACAGATAGGCGCATTGATACAACTAGAACTCAAGTTCATGCCGTAAAGGATGCATCCGGTAAGATTGTAGGATTTGATAGAAGTTCTGCGCAAAGGGCAAGGAATGTAGCAATTAAGCACCATTTAGATTGGTTAAAGTCAATCGGTGCTGAAAGCAGCGAATTAAAAGTGCTTGACAAATACTATGATGCAAAATATAATAATTCTCCTGCCTACAAGAATTTAATAAATTATAGATTTTTAGTAAGTAAAGGAGAAATAAGCCCATTACTAAGTTATAAAGTGTATGATGCATATAGTAGAGCAGTGCAAAATAATTTGGTGGGGGTGCAAACTCCGTTGGGGTTGCAGATAGAAGGATATACATCTCATTTTGTCAGTAGAGTGATTGGGCATTCGGCACTAAACCGGAAATACAATAGACCCGGCGTTTCTATAGAAGATTTACTTGATTGTTTGAAAGCGGGAAGAGTAGGAAAAGAACAAGTAAACAAAGCGGGAGAGCGTAGCATTCTTTTGAAAAATGATAAATGCAATATATCAATTAATCCGGATACAAAAACATTGATTCAATGCAACCCAAGAAAACTCGTTAAAAGATAGGAGACAAATGTATGGAAAGTGTTTGGAAATATAAAGCAGAAGATTTTAAGTATCTACAAAAATATTTTGATGTTGACTTTTTGAATAGCGACGCGAATATTCTAGACGCACTATATGAAAAAATAATTGAAGTGGGTTTTGATGATAAGTTAGAATTTTACAATGATGAGGGTAAAAAGCTCCAGGAAATATATGACAATATTTACTATATGAATTAGAAAGGAGTACCCCATGCCAAAGGATGATTATTTCAGAATAGTATTTGAAATCTTAAAGGACCTGTATGTAGCAAAGAAGAAGGCTGAACCGGTCAGTCTGATTGAAATTAGTGCAGATAATCTAAAAATACCGCAAGGATATAGAGATACAATATTATCCGAAATGCTTGAAGCCGGATACGTAAAAGGCTTTAGAGTAAAGGAGTATATTAACGGAATTCAAATCATGGACTTAGAGGATATAGACATCACGCCTGTGGGCATTGAGTATCTGAAAGAAAACGGGATGATGAAAAAGGTAATGGAGTATCTTAAAACCATCGGCGAATTTATCCCAATGATATAAACACACTCAGGCAGGGTGTGTTTTTTAGTTGTATTGCTTTAGCAGTGGTTCATCGAACGATAGAGAGATGAATAACAAACCACCGGCTTAGCCGGTGGTTATGATTTAACAAATAACGATACTTAAGGCAGCTATATAGCTGTCTTTTGTTATACAAAAAATTAGCTTAGTACAGAGCGTAATCATGTACACGGAGGAGAAGCAACCTCGTATAAAAGCGTACCGAGAAAGGAAAGCATCATGAAAAGAGAAGTTATTGAAAATCTCCTTAAAGGACTAGGAGTAGCAGAGGATAAGGTCAAGGAGGCTGTTGATACTATCATGACCGAAAATGGTAATGATATCGAAAGATATAAAACCTCAGAGACTAACCTTAAATCGCTGCTTAAAACTGCGAACGAAACACTTGAGAAGTTTAAGGATGTCGACATCGATGGGCTTAAAGGTGAAGTGCAAAAGTACAAGGATGCAGCTGCCGAGGCAGAGTCAAATAGCAAAGCCGAAATCGAAAGGCTGCAATTTGGATATGCTCTTGACGGAGCGCTTAGAACTGCAGGTGCAAAGAACAGCAAAGCAGTAAGAGCACTACTTGATGAGGCGGGACTTAAGCTTAATGGCGACAGCATTGTCGGTCTTGATGAGCAGCTAAAAACCATCAGAGAGAATAATGATTATCTCTTTAATGATGACACACAGCCGGTTATCGTTAGATCCACTCCAGGAGCAACTGGTGGAACAGGGTCTGATGATAAGAACAAAGAAGTTAACACAGCAATAAGGAATCTTTTAGGAAAGGAATAATATTATGGCAAACGTAAACGTAGTAACAAGAGAAAAAGTTGAAGCTCTAATCAGGGAGCAGGTGACTCCAGCAATTTTTCAGGACACTCCAAAGGAATCAGTTGTTTTGAGCCTTGGCAAGAAGCTGCCAAACATGAGCTCAAAGACAACAAGAATTAGAGTTACCGACATTCTTCCAATGGCTTATTGGGTAGATGGGGACACAGGAATGAAGCAGACAAGCGATATGGCGTGGGATAATGTGTATCTTACAGCAGGGGAACTCGCAGTCATCGTTCCGATACCTGAAGCGGTGCTTGATGATGCAGAGTTTGACATTATCGGCGAGATCAAGCCTAGAGTAATCGAGGCAATCGGACAGAAGGTTGATAGCGCAATCCTGTTCGGCGTGAATAGACCAAGAGAGTGGCAGAATGACGTGATTACAATGGCAAGACAGGCAGGCAACAACGTCGCTCCTGGTTCAAAAGATATGTTCACTCTAATCATGGACGAGGGTGGTGTGCTAAACAAGATCGAGGAGGACGGATATGTTCACTCTGGAGCTATCGCATCAACAGGAATGAAGGCAAAGCTCAGAGGGCTTAAGGGTACAGACGGACACCCAATCTTCATGTCAACATTGCAGGGGGCTACATCATACGGCCTTGACGGAGCGCCTTTGTACTTCCCTGACAATGGTAGCTTTGATAAGAAGATTGCGCAGCTAATCGTTGGTGATTTCAACAAGCTAGTGTACTCAATCCGTCAGGATGTAACATTCAAGCTACTAACAGAAGGAGTAATCCAGGATCCCCAGACAAAGGAAATCGTATACAACCTCGCACAGCAGGATATGATTGCCCTAAGAGTTGTATTCAGAATGGGATGGGCAATGCCAAATCCAGCTACAAGAATGAACGAGGACAGAACAGGTTGTCCATTTGCTTATCTTGAGCCAGCTACACCTGTGACAACTCAGAAAGTTACATTCACTGTAAAGAACAAGACTGTCGCAATCGAAGGTGCAACTGTTGAGGTTAACGGTTCAAGACTAAAGACTAATGCTGCTGGTGTTGCAGAGTTTAATCTCAGAGCTGGAACATATCCAGTAAAGATTAAGGCACCTGGATATGCATCTCAGACGGATATATTGACTGTTGAGTCTGCAGAGGTAACAAAAGCTGTGGTGCTTGTAGCTACTAAGTAGGTAGAGCTATGTATCTGACATATGAGGAGTATAAAGCTTATGGGGGAGAAATCCCCCAGACCGCTTTTGTTAAGTATGAAAGACAAGCTAGGAATACCATCAACTACTATACCTTCGGACGTATCAAAGAGCCTGTGTCCGAAACAGTTAAAGAGTGCATGGTCGAGCTCATGGATTTTGAGTATGAGGTAGATAAGGCACGAGATGAAGGCAGTAAAGCGATAAAGTCAGAAACTGTCGGAGATCATACTGTCAGCTATGCAGATGGTCTTGACTCATTAGGAATCCAAACTGGTGTAAACACAGGAACGAGCCAGGCATCGCTAGAGTATAGCATTGTAGCCAAATATATAATGAGTACAGGCTTAATGTATAGAGGGGTAGAATGATGCTGACAAACGCAGATATTACACTTTTTAATCGCTACTATGACAATGATAGCGGTGAATACAAATACGCAAGGACGTTTCTCCGAGGGGTTAACTGGCAAGATTCTCAAGCTATAGATATTTCACAATCAGCTGGAGTTAAAAGCACGAATCATACACGAGTTTTTATCCCATTAAAAGTTGACTCGGAAGGGAAAATATACCTCAAGCCCAAGACCTTTAAGCGTAGCGATAAGGTCACAAATTACACTTTAGACAACGAAGATATTGTTGTTAAGGGAATTGTCGACTTTGATATGAACGACGCTTATAGCGGCGGTTTTAAGGCTCTTTTGCGTGATTTTGATGATGTGATGAAGATTACGAAAGTAGTTGATAACAGGTATGGTAGCAAGTTAGTACAGCACTTTGAATTGGAGGTTAAATAATGGCCAAAGAGTGGAAGGCAGGAGATTATATCCCTGTACAGTATATTAATGACCTCGAAAAAGAGGTCGAAGAGCTGCGTAAGTTCACTCCAGAGGATGGGGACGAAGATGTCGATAAGAGTGAAGGTTGACATTGATGCAATAAAGATAGCTAGGAAAAAAGGACTAGATCAAAACGGTGCAGCACAAAGATTTTTTACACATGAGGTTAGACGTTTGTCAGACCCTTATGTACCAAAAAAAGAGGGTGTGCTCAAGGGAACCGCAGTAGAAGGTATCGATGAAATCGTATACCCTCAGATATATGCTAAAAAGCAGTACTATGAAAATAGAGGCAGAGGCATGAGGGGGAAGCGATGGGACCGGAGAATGGTTGCACAACGAGGACCTGCCCTTTTAGCTAGTGTAGTTAAGTTTATAACAAGGAGGGGATAATGGCTGATGTAATAATCATGGACGCAATAAGAAATCTTATAAAGACTTGCCCGCATATCGATAAGTTTGCTGAGGGGATAGGAATAGAT